TTCAGGCGCGGGCGTGCTGGCGATCTTCTCGGCGACGGCGGCGAGGCCGGCGTTGTTCGCGTCTTGATTGGCCTTGGCCTGATCGGCGGCGGCTTGGGCGGCGGCTGCGACCGCGTCGAGAGGCGCGGCGGTTTCTGTTGGTGCTGAAGTGCCGTTGTCGCTTTGCGTGGCGGGCTGGCGCTCCGAAGTTTTCGGGGGGATTGTCGTGCTGGCGGCGTCGAGGGATGTGGAGGTTTCTGCGGGTGCTGATACGAGAGATTCAGCCTGCTTTACCTGAGCGACACTGTTCGCGGATGTAACATCGATTTGTTGCCCCGAAGAGGTCGTGATCGTGGATTTCTTCGGAAGCTCTGATGCTGCGACTTTTTCGCCACCCTCTTTTTGAAGTGTGCCGCCTTGGTTAGGTTTCGCCGTTGCCACGGCGTTGAGCGCTTTGAAGGTATCAGAAAGGGCAGAAGTATTTTTGACTAACTCACCGGAATTTTGGTCGATGTGCTGGCGCTGCGCGTCAAGCGCTTGCTTGTTTTGTTCGAGCGCTAACCGCTGGGCGGCACCACCGATATCTTTGGGCGTAAGCGCGGTGAATTGATTGAGTGCAGCCTGCGCGGTGTTTATCGCCTTTGTATCGCCCGATAATTTTGCGGACGCGAGTTGAGCCTGGAGTTCCTTCTGCTTTGCAACGATCTGCTTCTCTGTTTCCGCATCGGTCTTCAGCGCCTCCGTGCGCGCTTTGGCATTCGTTATACTCTTCCCCTCGTCTTCGATCGCCCGAGTCTCAGAAATAAGTGGTTTTCGCGCGGCTTCAGCAGCTTTGACCGATTCGTTTGTGATGCGCGTTTTTGCGACATCTTTTTCGGTCTGCGTTACCACCTCCTGAATGCCTTGCGTCGTGGTCTTCGCCTGTCCTTGTTCCTGTTGGAGTTGGCCAACGCTCGCGGCATGGCTCAGTTGGGCTTCGAGAGCGGCAACTTTATTTTGCGCATCAGTGATCTGCTTGATCTGTTCAGGAGACTGAATGTCAGTCGAGCCAGCGAACTGCTGCAGCGAAGTCAGCTCGGATTTCTTTGCCCGCAATTGCGCTTCCAGCTGCAATCGTTCAGTGAGAGCTTTTGTCGCTTCTACTAGCGCTTCATCGGCCTTTTTAAGTTCGGCCTTTTTTTTGGCAAGATCGGTCTCCGCGATCGTCAATTCATTCGCACTTTCTTTTAGCTTTTGCGCGCGCAAGGCGTCTTCGCGGTCGCGCTGTTTGGCCAAAAGATCGGTTTCGACTCCTTGAATTTGTTTGGCCTTTTCCGAATCGGTTGACAGCGGATTATTTTGAATCTGGGCGATTTTCGTGGCAGCCGCGACTTCATCGCGTTTGCCCTGCAGGTCCAACTGTTCACGAAACAGTTCATTCGCTGCCTGTATCTTAGTCTTTACTGTGTCCAGTTCGCGCTGGAGCACATCCATTTTCACTTTTCCGACGGCGCTACCGAATGCTTCTGCCTGTTTGAATTTATTGGCTAAATCCTCGGCTGATTCCTTCGTCGTGCCGAATTTCGCGTTCAGCTTATCGACGAGAGGGATCAGGACCTGCAATGCGGCTGAACCGAGGATGAAAATCCCCCCGATCAGATTCGTCTTCAGCAGAAGGCCCAGCGCTTTGATCGAGTAGCCGAGGCGCCCGATCTGTGAGATATTGCCCTGAGCGACTTCGGAGAGCACCCGGCCGGCGTCCGCACCTTCGAGATAGCCTTTGCCCAACTCATGAACGCTGTGCGCAGCTTCGTTGGTGGATTGCGTGCTTTTCTTGCCGGCTTCGCTGGCTTTGTCGCCGAGATTCGTCAGCGGCGTGCCGGTGTCGGTCGCGGCCGTGCCGAGGCCATCGATCGCTTTTTTGGTGTCGGCGACCGCCGCGGTGTCGGCCGTGGTCGTGATCCTGATATTTAGCTCGGGGGAGTCGGGCATGGGCTTAGCGGCCCGTCGGCGTGATCAGATACGTATTCAGCAGCGTGTGCAGATCTGCGACCTCAGTGCTGGTCAGGGTGCCGTCCGTGAAATAGGCGACTGCGCAGCGCCCTTTCCAATACGTGATCGTGCCATTTTCATCCGCACCCATCAGCCGGATGCCTCTGTCGCTCGCTCCCGATGCGCTATCTGATGTCGTGTTGGTTGCGAGTGAAGCACCATCCTTGAACAATTCACGGCTGGTCGCGCTTGAGCGCTGCCCATAATAATCGCCGTTCGTCGCAGCGGTTGAATCGCCTGCGCCGTTGCCGGCGTTTCCCCAGCGAAAACTTCTGACGTTTGAACGCAGGTCCAGGACGAATCGATTGGTGCCACCGCTGTTATAGCAGCCAACGGGCTCGACTGATGTCCCAGTAAAATCAATACTGTTTTCCCAATAACCAAAACCTCCGTTGCTGCCTGAGCCCAGTTGGCCAGGTGCGAATGCCAGCGTGAATATCTTGTTGGAGCCGTTACCCTTCAACCCCGTGGACGGCGAAAAATCTGCGTCGACAAAATTTGTGTTCGTCGCAGTGGCCGAAATCCCGAGTCGATTGATCAGCGCCACACGACACGCCGCCACATTCTGCCCGAGCATCGGAAGAAGATGAACGATCTTGTCGCGAAATGTTGAGCGGTTGATCGCCTCGATAAGTCCGCGGGCGATGATCACGTCGTTCGTGCTCAGCGTCCCGCCGGCGATGTACACATTTTTAACCCAACTGGTCAGCTGAGAATCATCCTTGTGCGCGTTGAGCCCGGCCAATGCTGTCGGCCCGAGACTCGCCTGGAGGTTGACCGTGAAGAGTAGTGCCATCCAAATAAAGAATCGATTCATGGCTCAGGTGTCGTTCGGTGAACTCGTCGTGTAGATCACCTTTATGCCATAGAGTCGCGCGACGACCGTCATCGTGTCCGAAGCGTCGGCAGCTTTTCGGTAGATGCGGAAATAGACCGTGTCTCCTGCTGCGGGTGTGCCGGCAATCGTGATTGCTGAGCTTGCCGCTGTAATGTACTGGGTATCGGTCGTGCCGCCGGTGTCAGTCACCGTCTGCGCTGTCCCATAACTAACAATGAGGGTGTCTCCATCGCTGACTGCGACGCCCTGGGCGCCCCAGACGGTGCCGAAGTTCGTCGTCGTCGAAGGATGCGACCAGATGAACTGAACGACGACCGTCGAGTCATTCCAGCTCTTTGGCATCGCAACATTAAACTGAGCATATTGCTCCGTGCTGGGATCGAACTCGACATACTGCAGATCAGGCTGGCCGCTCGCACCGGCGACTAGCTTGAGAGTCGTGCAGCCGTTCGTATAGGCAGGCGTCAACGCGGCCGCTGGAATATAGATCGTCTGTGCGCCGATGGGGTTGATGTCGGCGATAGTCTTGCCGCCATCCTTCAACAGTTTTCCGGTCGTTGTATCAAAGGAGGCGATGCGCGAATCTACGGCGCTCGAAGGGCCAACGACATCCCCCGAGCCACTGCCGGCGGTTGCGGTAAGAGCGCCGGCGGAAAGACTCAAACCGCTTCCAACTGTGATTTCCTCGATTGCTCCGGTGCTAGCTGTCGTGCGGCCAAGCAAAGTGCCCGTGGACATGGTGTAGCCGGATGACGTAATCGATCCGCTGGCGCCGGCGCCCGCACCTGCGGCGACCCAGCCGGTGTTTCCTGTGCCGCTTTCTTTGATGTAGAGCGTGGTCGCGGTTCCGCCGTCGGTGCGGTGAAAGGTTGAGCCGACTGCGGCAGTGACTGCGCTCTCGGGTGAGCCGGTGCCGTAGGTTTCCGTCACGCTGCCGGTGAAGATGATTTTAGGCGCGGTGATGTCGGTCGTGAATATGGGGCTCGTGCCGAGCACTACGGCGCCGGTGCCTGTCTCGTCGCTGATGACTCCGGCGAACTGGAGCGAGGTCGTAGCTGCGAACTGTGCGAGCGTACCGGATGTGACCGCATCGCCGGCGCCGGCCGGCACCGCGAGCGTGCCATCGTCGCGGAGAAACTTAGTGCCGTCGGGTGTGCCGGTCGCGAGGTTCGCGACGGGAATCACCCCTGAGATATTCGCTGCGGGGATCGCGGTGAGATTTGCCGCAATGGCAGCGGGTAGCGTCGCCGGGAAGCGCGCATCTGGCAGCGTGCCGCTGGTCAGATCGCTGGCGCTGCGGGTCGCTAGATCGGCCAGGCTGCTGCCGGTTTTGTTAACCCATAGCCAGGTGACTTGATCGTTCGCGAGCGTGAGCGTGCCGAGCGAATAATTGAACGTGCCCGTGCCTGTGAGCGTGCCGGCATTGGTCAGAGTGGCGCCTGAAACGATCGAGCCGGTCGAGCCGTTGATCGAGGGGTTGGTTAGCGGCGTGCCCGACGGTAACGCGGCGTGCACGCACGTTGCAGCGACGATGCAGAGGAGTGAGAAAAGTTTTCGCATGGGATGATTCGCGCTCATTCGATCGCGATGTATTCGAGATAGTAGGTCGTGTCGGGGATCGCGCCGGTGAAGTCGCAATCGAAGCCGTCGACGGTATAGCTCGGTTGGTTAGGTATCGCGCGGATGTCCTGGCCTCCGCTCGGTCGCGAAATCCACGCCCACACCGTCGTCGGCACGGCGGACAGCGGGGTCGAGAAGGTGACGGTCTTGCCGACATCGGCCGCCGTGAGTTGGATGGAGCCGCGGCGTCTCACGATGAAATCATCTGCGGGATCGGGCGACGCTGGGAGATCGGCGGGCACGTCGGTCGTGAAGGCACCGCCCTTGATCGTGTATTGCACCGTGACTCGTACCGCATCGAGGCGTTGCATCTGCAGCTGCACGATGGCGCCAGAGAGATAGAGGTCTTCGATATCCGCTCCTTCGCCGGCTTCCCAAGTGACCGCGCCCTGACGCGCCACGTCGGCGCGGTGCGTGAGGAAGAATTTCTGCGCGAGCCGAACGGTGTCGAAATGCCGCTCGACGCGAAACTGCAGCACGACATTTTCCCCGGCGCGATCGAAGTAAGTCTTCGTCGCGGCGCGAAAGAACGGGACCACATCCTCGATCGACTCGCCGTTGAGCGACATGCCGGCAGGGCCGACCATGCCGGTGGCGAGGGCGGAATCACAGAGCAGTGTATTGTCAACGAGGATGCGCACACGTGTGGAGGCTTTAGGCTGTAGGCTTTAGGCGAGAGGCTCGTGGATCAGGCCGGTGCGGCGGCGCCGATGTAGAAGAGCGGGTTCGCGACGCCGGACGTGAAGGTGCGAGTGGCCTGCCAGGTGAGTTCGCCCATGCGGTCGAGCTTGCTGCTCCAGAGAGCAGGACCTCCGACCAATGCGGCAGCGTAGAGCCGCACATAAACGCCCGTGCCCTCGATGTTGTAATCACTGCCAGCGAGCGAGCGGCCACGCGTGGCACCGGCTCCCTGCAGCGCGATCGCGGTCATGAGGTCGGAGAGGCTTGGCCCCATCGGCTGCGCTTTCGCGGTGAAAGCGAGTGCGGAAATGCGACGGGTGAGAATCCCCGACGCATCATCCTCGACTGCTTCGAGGCTCAGCGTCGGATCAACCTTGATGCCGGTCTTGGTGTAAACGCTGGCCCACGGCGCGGCGCCCCAGGTAAACGCGTAGGGCTGCGTGAGGATGTCCGCCGGATCGAAGCCGCTATCGGCAAACGTCGCTGTGTCGATCGTGTAGAGAGACGCGGCGGTGCTCCAGGCGATGCCGTTTTTCGCGAAGCACTCGAACTCGACATCGCCCCAGAGCGTCGCGATCGAACTGAGTACGAGCGAAGGCATTTTCGATACGGCGGCATTGTGCAGCGTGATGCGCGTGCCATCGTTGCCGATGATCACGAGCGCTTTTTGGATCACGAACGCGAGGTCACCGGAGCCGATGGCCGTGATGTCAATCGCACTCGTGGCCGCGATGGCGGCGGCGGCGGTGAGATGCACCGTGCGCAGGCCGGCAGCATCGGCGCTCAAATAGTAGAGCGTCGCGGCGGTGAGGCCCGTCGGCATTGTGTCCGTGGTGCCGAACGAAACCGGCGTGCCGGCGGCGAGGCTTGTCGCGGCCACGGCAACGGTGTCGGCAGTCGCATCGACTGCGCTCACCGGATAACGCGGTGTGATCAGACTCCCGATCGCGCTGGAGAGATACGGGAAGAGCACCGAGAGATCGCTGAAGATGCCTTCAGGTGTGAAGCTCACCTTGACCGGCTGGCCCGAGACGCGCTTATCGACCGCACCGTAGAGATCGTTGACGACATCGAAGGTGTCGAGTGAGAGGTTGAGGGTAACGTCGCCCTTCGATCGGAAGGTCGACCCGTCATATTGAATGAGGCAAGGGCCTCCGATGATTGTGGCGAGGTTTGTGGACATAAAAAAAGTGGGAGTGAAAGGGACTGAGGGAGTGAGGGACTAAGTGACGGATTGCTGGGCGATGTCGCTTTGCTGGCTGCCGGTTTTTTCGCCGGCGACACGGATCACGGTGCCGCTTGCAGGCGTCGTGAAAGGGGCGGAATAGAGCGTTGCAGCGGTGTTGCTGGCGCTCGGATAAGACTCGTCGGTCGTGTAGTAGATCGCGGCGCCGCTGGTCGCGCAGGCGAGCGTGACGTTGGTGTCGATCGTGATCGTCGGGCGGATCACCTTCGACGGAACGGCCAGTTGCACGAAGCTCGTGAACGTGACGACGTATGCGCGCAAGCCGGGGAGACTCTCGTCGGGCACGATCGCGTTTTGATCGCCCACGAAAACCTGCGTGACACCATACGGCACGAAGTGGTGGAAGAGCTGGAGCGCGGCGATCGCGAGCTGCTCGGCGCTCTTGCCGGTGCCTTGGGCGCTGGCATTGTGCGTCGGGTGCTCGATGATCAGCAACTGCTGCACGGGCGAGGTGCGCGGGCCCGGCACGTTGGGATCGACCACATCGAGCACGGGCAGCTTAACGATTACGCATGCGCCGACTTTGCTCGCGCGGCCTTTGAGCACGCCGAGCTGGCCGCTGATTTCATCAACTGTGAGGGCGCGGCGCTGTTGGATGATCGCCACGTCGGAGAAATACGGCTCGGCCAGGAGCCGGCCTTCGAAGTCTTCCTGAATTCCTGCGATGGGATTCCGGCTCACGAGGCACCTCCCGGCCAGGCGCTCTCGATGGCGGCGCTGACGGCTTTCGAATAATCTGCCTCGCGCTCGGTGATCGTGGAGAAAATGAATGAGCGCTTCGGCATCTTCATGTGACGGCTGTGCGCCTTCACGAAAGCGACGCCAGAGGCGGTACGCTTCGCGGTCTTGCGGCGACGAATACGACCGTCGGCGAGGCTGACCTGCGCAACGCCGACCTCGGTTTGGTTGCGCGTCTGCACCTTGCGGCTGAACGCGCTGACCTGCACCGTGCTGTCGAATCCGAACTCGTGCACACCGGCATATTTCACATTGGAGCCGATCGCGGATTCTGCAGTCATCTCGCTAACGACCGCGTTGCTCTTGCGGATCGAGGAGCGAAGCCGGTTGCTGACGACGCCGAGCACGTCAGGGCGCGGGCCGCTGAGCTTGTTCCTCTGCATCGCACCGATCGAGAGTTCGTTTTGCAGATCGAGCGCCTTGGCGATCGCCTGCTGCATCGCGGGCGTGAAGCGGCCGAGCGCAGCGACAATCTCCGCTGCGTTGGAACTGAGCGTGATGACCAGGACGTCGCTCATGTCAGAGTGTGGCGCACGTAATCGCGCAGGGTTCGCTCGACCAGGGGAACTAGATCAACGCCCGCAGCGGCGGCGGGCGTGCTCGCCTTTTCGGCGATCGAGAGGCCCAGCTTGTCGCGCTGGCTCCAGACGTATTCGCATTGGAAAAGCCACGCGAAGAAGAGATCGTTGGGCAGCGCAGTCGAACCGGTCGGCACCGCGGTCGGATAGCCAACGTCGGCGGGCTCCAGCGTTTCGAAAAAGTATCCACCGGTGTAGGTCAGCCGGATCCGCGAATCGGACGAACCGAAGATGCCGTTGAAGCGCACGAGTCCGGCTGACTCGGAGAGGTTCAGAATGTTGTCGTTGACCGCGCCCTGATCGACGTAGCCATCGGTCAGCGTGTCGCGCAGCTCCACCTTGGTGATCTCCTCGATCGGATAACGCGGTAGCACGATGTGGCTGCGATCGGCGCTGAACTCGAACGTGTCGGCGGCGACTCGACCGAACACGCGGTTGCAACGCTTCTCCATGAGCGCTGCAACGCCCTTGCCGAGGTTGGCAATGGGCGTGTCGTAATCCGTGCCGGAGACGAGCGCCGCGGTGAGCAGGTGCGTCTTGAGCGTGGAGAGATTGCCGAGACCGAGGTTCATGAGACTTAGCGGGTGATGATGGGGAGCGGGCGCTTGATCGGCGCGGGCATCGGTTTTTTGACTGGTGGTTTAGGAAGCATTTGAGGGCTCTCTAAAGCCCTGCGCCAAGAGGCGCGCAGGGCTGCTAAGAGAACTCAGCCGTTTAGCTTGCGGCAGTCTCCAATCCGCCGACGGCGCCCAGGGCCATCAGACCGATCGTGAAGCGCTCCAACGCGCGGACCAGAATCTCGTCGGTCGTGAAGCCGGCCTCCTTCGAGGTCGCGATCTCCATGCCCTTGCGGACGCCGAGATACTGATAGGACACGTCGCCGAACAGGACGAACACGGTGGAGACATTCGCGCTTGTATCGTAGGCGGGCATCACATCCACCCAGCGGATCGGAAAGCCGTCGAGGCTCGCGCCCTGGATGCCGTTCGCGATATAGGGCTTGTCGCCCGAGCTGTTCATCGCGGCCAGCGTCTGCTCGAACGTCGGGTGCATGTAATATGCCGAGGTGCCGAGCGCAGCGGCATCGACCTTGGATCGGGTGAGGCGAAGATTCGCGAGGGTGATGTCGCTGTACTTTGTCTTCGTGGCAGCCTGCTGCACGACCTTCGAGTTGGTGATCGTCGAGTACGTGAGTCCCTCGACGGCGCCCTGCGTGCTGCCATCGCCAACGAAGAAGAGCGTGTCTTCCGCCTTGGCCATCTGGCGCGCACAGTAGCGACCGAGGAATTGACCCATTGCGACAATCGAATCTTCATCCAATTCGGATGGCAGCGTGATGAGGCCGCCGGTTTTTTCCGGCGTGAAGGTCACGAATACGATCGTCGGTGACTTCGCCGTGACGGCCGCACTGGAAGCGATCAACCCGAAAGCGGTGTCGGTGCCCAGCTGCGGGAGCTTGACGACGCCGGCGCCGAGCGGGAATACGGTGCCGTACTTGCGAGCCGCACCGAATTGGGAAACCAATTCAACGACCTCGCCCTGCCACTGCGTCGGGATCGGAATGTCGCTCGTGGTGAGAGATGCCTTGGCTTCGATGCCGAGGCATTCGCGAATCTTGGCCTCGACATCGCTAACGCGGAGATTGCTGAGCTTGTCCTGATTGCGCGCAGCGAGCAGGTAAACGCCGCCGAGGAATTTTGCGGCCCCATCGGACAGGAAGCCAGGCTTCGGTGCACGCTGGGAGATCGCGCTCTGAGCCAGCGAGAGCCGGCGGAACTCGATCATTTCCTTCTGCACTTCAGCGACGAGCTTCACAACTGACTCGTAGTCGCCTCTGTTTTTCTCGATGGCCTTTTCGATCTCGTCGATCTTGCCGAGGCGCTTGTTGATCGCTTCGAGGGAATCGACGAGGGTCTTGTTGACCTGCTTCGTTTCCTCTTCGGAGGTGATGCCGAGGGCGAGCGGGGCCATGTGCAGGCCGCCGGTCTTGAGCAGATTATAGGCAGTCATCAGCGTGACCGCTGCGACCCAGAGAAGCACCGGCTTGGCGCTGTCGAAGCCTCGCGCGAAGAGCAGCGAGAGGCAGTTGAACTTTAGCTTGTGAGCAAACGATTTCATGTGAGATGTCCGCGCGTGGGCGGACGGATTTTTTAGAGGTGGGATTGTATCGACGCTATCAATGCGAGCTTCGTCCGCGGAGAGGTGGCGTCGGCGTCCGCGGAGATGGCGGCCGGCGCTACGTTTTTCGATGCTGCAACTGCAGCGGCAAATTTATCGATGTCCTCCTCGTTGAGGCATCCGGCTTTATAGGCACGCGCCAAAGCGTTCGGATTCGCACCGATCACGCACGCGCTGAGTTCAATCTGTTGCTGCTTGATGTAGATCGTGCCAACCTTGGCCGCGATTTCTGCGGACAGCTTCATGTCCATGGCGGCTTGGGAATGCTCGGCGGCATTAGTCCAACGCGAAGTTGCCTTCACGGGTACAAATCCGACGGATACCGCTTTGAGAAAATGAGCGACCGTCATTTTCCAGCCGAGATCGGCGAGCGGGTTGCCAATGCCGATCGCCCACTGCACGCCTTCAATCAACTGGCCTTTCTCGATCCGCCAGGAGATCACGCGACCAAGAAGTTTCTCGATGGTGCTGTAATCGTGGCTGTCGGGAAACGGCGCATTTTTCTCGAAGATGTCGAACATCCAACCGCTCGCGCTCACGATCTCGTTGTAGCAGTCGAGCGTTTCGTCGCTGGCGACATATTCACAGGTGCCGTCTTTCTCGGAAAGCACGCGAACCGTAGGATGAATTTCGCGGCGAAGCGGCGCGGAGAGCCCGGCGCGTGCAAGGAGAGTTTGGAGATCGGTTTTCATGAATCGGAAGATTTGGGGGCGGCGACGGAGATGCTGACGCAGTGGCAGTTGATGACGTTGGCGGCGCTGCCGCCTTCTTCGCCGGGGTACATGAGCGACTCACCATCGACGACGAAGGGCTCATCGATCGGGATCGCGCGCTCGGGCGGATAGTCGGCACCGGCCTGCAGGTGCGCGGCACGCACGTTGTCGTTGCCGCTCGTGAGCCAGGCTTTGTACTGCACGCCGGCCTGCTTCATCGCCTGATCGCGGCCGGCACCATAGGCGGCGCCTGTCTCCGTGAGCGCGATACTCTTCGCGCGCTCGTCGCTGATGCCGTTGAAGGCGCCGCGCACGCGTGCGGCGAGTTCATCGGCGGTGTCGCCTTTGTTGAGACCTTCTTCGAGCGTGGCTTTGATTTCCTCGTAGATTGAGGTCGGCACGTCGCGCAGCTTGTTCTCGCGGCCCGCGAGGAAATCGAGCACCTCGGCCGCAGGATACGTGAATGGATCATCCTTGCCCACTTCTCCGAGCAGTTGCTCACCGGCGGTCTGCAGCGCAGACTTCTGCTGCTTGCGCATAGTGGCCGTGAAGGCGTCGGTGAATTTCGCGAGGTCGAAAAGGAAATCGACGGCAGCCGCCTTCGTGGTTGCCGAGCGCTCCAGGCCAGCGCCGGCCATGCTGTCGAGCTTGCGCAAGACTTCCTGCCGCGCACCCATGACGACGCGGCCGATGGCGCTTTGGAAACTCTTCACCGTCGCGCGGCGTTTCGACATCAGCGTTTTCCACTGGGCGATTTGCTTCGGGGTCTGCGCTTTGTTCTCCGCGGGCTGAAGGCTGGTCTTAAACGCGAGATGCGCGGGGCATTGGCAGCGGAACATCGCGAACTCGTCGGACGGCTCATCGGGGACGGTTCGCCCTACCTTTTCGCAGGACATGCGCGAGCGCGTGGCGATGAGCGCCTTGATCTGCGCGATCTCGGGCAGGTCGGGTGTGACGTTCTTTGGTTCGGCGAGCGTGGGGTCCTTCGAGGGATCGACGGCCGGCGTGGCATCGCCCGTCGCCGAAACGCTGAAGGGCAGATAACCAACGTCCCAGCCGGGGAAAGGATCGAGACCGAGATCGAGGTAATCGTTCGCGACGGAGACCGGCACGCCGACGCCCCAGAGCTTGAGCAGGGAATCAATGCGGCCGTTGCGCACCTCGACCATGACGGGATGATCATCCCAGTCGAGTTCGGCGGTAAGCGTGCGGCCAGCCATGCGGCTGCCGACCTTCGCGAGCGTGCTGGCGATCGCGTTGCCTGTCGGCATGCATGTCGCGGTGATGAGCTGGTAGCGGTCGCTGTCTTTGCCGACCGAATACGATTGCTTCACCGTTGCCATCGACGGCGGAACGCCGAAAGCAATGAAGATTTCCTGCGCGGAGAGTGAGAGCGTGCCGAGGAGATCGGTGCTGGCGGAGCGCTCGGGCGGGCGCTCGATCGTGATGTCGCCGGTGAAAAAGGAATCGACCGCGATACCACGACGCAGCGAGGCACGCTTCGCGCGGAGATCGGCTTTGATTTGATCGCGCTGCGCATCGTCAACGACGCCGTTCTTCGCGATGACGTTCATCCCCTGATCGCCGTTGTTCCGCATCAGATCGCGGATGTAAACGCCGGTGGAGAACGCGCTCTCGCTCGCGATGCGCGCGGCGGCCAGCGCGCCCACGCCGCGCCAGTCGTCATACGCATTGTAATCTTTCCAGTGCACGACCTGCTCAGGCAGGAGGATGATCTGCCGGCCGCCGGGTTCGGAGTACCGCCAGCCGACAAGCGTATCGCCCTGCACGATGACCTGCATGCGCGACGGGTTCGCAATGATGAAGGGCGTGAGTGAGGCGGGATTGCGCGACGCGGTGGCGAGCAGCCACGCGTCATCGAAGAGCAGAAAGAATTCGCCTTCGCCGGAGGCCCACGAAGCGAGATCGCGCAGCACATCGGCGCGCGTGAGGCGTGGCTGCGCGGCGCCGAGCGTCTTCGGCCCGAGAGCGGGCGCTTCCCACCAGGCGACGAAGGCAGGATCGGTGACCTCGTTTTCGCCGTCGTAGAATTTCAACGCCCGGCCGGAGATTTCTCCCGAGATGGCGCGTTGCGCGGCGCGTATCCAGGAGGATTGACTATAGGGCTCGCTGAGCCGGTTGGGCTGGACGTTGTCGGCCATATCGTCGCCGCGCGACCACGACGCGGCGAACGCGGCGAAGGATTTGCCCGTGACGGCGAAGAGAGCTGCGTTGACGCGTGCGGCGAAACTCATGGGGTCAGCAAAGGGTCAGGGAGATGGTGGTGGCGCGCTCGCCGGCGGCGCGCATGGCCAGTGCAAGGGCGGTGCAGCGGTCGCTGTGACCTTCGGCCGTGCGCGGGGCGGCGTAGCTGTACTCTCCATTGCGCACGATCTGTTTCATCGCGTGAAAATCCTCGCGGCACGCCGTTGAGATCGGCACACGGACTTTCGTCGGCGCTTCGAAAGCGCGGCGAAGTTTCGGAAAAATATCGCGCTTAAAATTTGCAGTGAAGGTGCACAATTCGATCTTGCCGAACTTGTGCTTCGCCGGATCCCACTCGCCGTGACGTTTCACCAGGTAATCACCAAGGCCGATACCAGGGCCGGTATAATCGAAGCAAACACGGCTCGCCCGCTCGATCCGGTGCTCAAGCATTTTTTCTTGGTCCGGCGTGGAGATGCCGCGCTCGCATAATACTTCGCGGGTCATCTGAATATCGCCGACGCGCTCCAGCGCATAGCACACGGTGGGATCGTTCGTGCGGCCAAAGTCGATCCCGAGCACGACGGAGTTGCCGCCGCGCACATCCCAGAACGCCGGATCACAAAACTCGCTGGCCTCCGCACTCTCGGCCAGCGCGATTACATCATATGGCAGGAGCACGTTCGAGGAATCGAGAAACTCGCACTCGAACTCCTGCGCGAAGCCTTCGGGGTCATCCATCGCCTCGCGCAGCTCTTCGATGTCGATCGCGAGGCCGGCCGCTTTAGCATCGTGGATCGTGACCTTGCGGCAGTTCCATTTTTGTTTCCGTGCGGGATCAGGGCTGACAAAATTCTTTTCCCAGATCGACCACACCATGTCGCCCTTGCCGTTGGGCGTCGTGATTACGCGGACCTTCTTCTGCCCGCCGCGCAGCGGATTGGTGATCGAGGGCAGCAGTGCGCGCCAGGTCTCGTTTACTTTTTCGAAAAAGCCGAACTCGGTAAGGAGCACGTTCGCGGAAAAACCGCGCACCGTCTCCGGTTTGCCTGGCACGGCGATCACGCGGCTCTGGTTGGGCAACACGATCGTGCTCGATTTGAGGAGCGACTGCGGGCCGGCCTCGCGCTCCTCCAAAATATCTTCGATCGCGTATTTGAAGGCCTCGCACCATTCCTTGGCCTTCGCGAGCGTCTCCTGCGACTGGCGCTCGGAGGGGCCGGCGATCAACCAGGTGTTCTTCGGCGTGCGATAGGAATCCTCGATCACGGCCTCGGTGGCCGTGAAGTCCTTGCCGGTCTGCCGTGCCCAGAGGTCGAACTGGAAACGCGCGCTATCGTTCGCCGATTCCCGTTGATACGGGAGGAGGAGCGATTTTGGGCTGAACGTTTTCTTTGAGGAGCGGATAGACATCAGGCGTGGATTCCAAACACGGCCTTGATCCGTGATTCCTTTTCCTCGGGTGTCAGATCCTCGTCGCCAGCGATACCCTTCGCTTGCTTTGCCTGCTCGGCGGCGGCCTCCAGGAGCGCGACCCGGCGCTCGGCCAGCTGCTGCTCTTGTTCCTTTAGCCGGAGTTTCCGCAGGGCGACGTGCGACTCGATGTCCTGCGTCGCGATCGTGAACTGCTCGAAGGCAATGTGCGCTGCTTCCGAGGACTGCTCGGCATTCAGCCGCAGATTCGGATTGGCCGTGAGCGCTTGCTGGAACTGCTGCGCGTAAACCGCAACCCGCTCCAAGGGCCGCGAAAAGGGATACCACGCCAAGAACTTTTGCAGCATGCTGACGGACACCTTCACGCCATGATTCGTCCTGACCCACTCCACCCCGAGAGGCAGCGTGATCTTGACAGTGGCCTCCCAGATCGCCTTTTGAACGGCGTCGGGCAGGTTCTTCAGAATGGCGTCGCCGCGTGGCTTTTTCATGCATTGCGGGTTTGGCTGATGGCGAGGCCGGGAAACATCCGATGGCCAAAGTAGGGGTTTGGCTGATGCAGGGAGGCCTCTGGTTGCCTTGCATAGGCTCTTGCATGCCTTGCAGAGCTTCGACCCTTGGTGTTGGTACGGCCAAACGCGCTAAAGCGAAAAGAATGGCCTCCAGCCGTCCGAGCCGCGGATTCGGCCCGGACGGCGTGCTGAGCCGGCATGCTTCCCATTGGGTTTAGTTCCAAATTACACAGCTGGCCGGCAGCGTGGGCGGGAAGATAAGCCGCCGTATTGCTTGCGCCGACAACAACAACGGCGCCTGTATCGAGACAGGAACCGGCCAGCTGGTTAGACTCCGCAGCGCGGAAAGAGATTGGAGCGATGGCGGTCATCAGATGAGGCCGCAGGCGGCGAGCGCGAGCGCGCCGAAGAGCAGGCAGAAGCCAGTCACGACCAGGATCGCGACGACTTTCATCGCGTTGATCGAATCCTGGTATTGGTCGGGAGTGAGCATGGCTTCAGGGATTCTGCGCCAGCCAGAGTCGGCCGGCGTCCGTCATGTCGAATTTGCGGCCACGCTCCGTCTTCACTGCTACGCAGAGCCGATCGATATCGATCGCACGGATCGCAGCATCGATCTCGGCCGTGGTCGGCTGGAGATAATCGATCTTCACCTCGCAGGATTCGCGAAGCGGCAGTTCAAGCACGGGATAGCCCTGGCAATCAGCCAGGGAGCGGAGCAGTGCCCGCTTGATGAGAAACGCGCGGTCGCCGGGGCTCATTTGAAAATGCCTTTGAGCTGGCCGCGGATTTCGCCGAGGCCGGTGAGCACATCGCCCAGGCGGTTCGTGAGGCCGAGATTGTCGGCCTTCATCTCGCTGCGGATGTTGGCTTGCTCTACTTTGATTTCGGAAAGCGCCTTCGACTGCTGGAGATTTTGATCCGTGACCACGCCCACGCCAATCTTCAGCTCTTCGATTTCCTTATGCATCTTCTCGCGGGACTCCGAGCCGGCTTTCGACAGCGCCGCGAGGCGGGCATCGACTTCGTTCTTCAGCTCTTCGTGTTCCTGTTTGCTCGCGAACTCCTGATGCAGCGGGGGATTCCGGCGCATGCCCCAGAGCGCAGAGACGACGAGGATGATCGCAATCAGGCACCCGCAGAAAATTCCGAACTGAGTGAAAGTGACGTTTTCCATCACGAGTTATTTCGCGGCGGGCGTGGGTTGGGCCGCGAGAATGGCGAGCGCGTCGTTGAGGCCGTCGCGGAATGCGCCGATGTAGAGCTTCACGGTCGGGTCGGCCGTGCTCACCACCTGCGTCTGATAGGTGGATACGTAGGCGGTGTAGATTGTCTGAGCGAGCGAGGTGAACACGATCGCATCAGTGGGCGGCAGGCCTTTGCGGGCGCACACATCGGCGACGAAGCGAGCGATCACTGCAGGGCTGAGCTGCGCGTTCTCCGTTGCGATTGCGTCGATGCCGGCGACGAGCGCCTCGGCGGCGGGGATGTAGAGCGGATTCTTGGCGAGCGAAAGCGTGGCCGCAGTGGAAACCGTGATACGCACAGCGGTCGCGCCTTGCTCGGGAGAAGGCTTGGAGAGTTGCGGGCCAGAGGCGCAGCCGGCAAAGGCCAGGGCCGTGAGAGTGAGGGTGAGAGTGACGAGGTTTTTCATGCGGTTGGTGTCGATGGCTCTGAGGGTGCGGAGGTGTCTCGCGAAGGAAGTGAAGGGCTCGGCAAAAGAGGCGCCGTGGGCTCGGGCATCTTCGAGGGCACAGGAAATTTCTTGAGGAAGCTCGCGGCGTAAACGCCGGCGAGCATCACCATCGAGATCGCAATTTGCTTCGGCGTGACGCTCGGGACATTGGTGACGAGCTGCGCGGCGGTGTTGCCGCCCATGACCGCGAGATAAGCGTCCGAAGCGCCCTCGATGATCTGTGCGGCCAGCTCTGCGGCCCACGCTGAGAAACGGGCTTTCATAGCAACCGGCCTCCTGGTTTCAGGACAGGCGCCTGGTTGCCGTCGGTGAGTTGTTCCTGCTGCGCGGGCTTCTTCGACCAAGAGACGAAGCCCTGATAAAGATGATCGATGTTGTGATACGCGCACGCGGCGCGCTTGGTCTTGAAGCGGCCGGCGCGATAGTCAGCGAGCGCGGCGCGATATTTCGCGCGCTGCTCTTCGGACATTTCGCGTTGATTGCCGAGAGCCTCGGGCGGAAGATCGGGGAAGCGCAGCGTCTGCGCGTCGCCGCTCGCAACGTCGTCGAACGACGGCAGCGGGTTTAGGTTGTGATCAACCGGGCCGCGGCACTTTTGCACGAACTCCGACAGATCGGCGCGGACGAAGACGACGCCTTCCGAAGTCTGAAAATGAAACGCGACCTGCTGATTTTCCTTGGTGACCTCGATCGCATAGGCGGTGTAACGCGCTCGGTAGGAAACGACGTTCCGATGGGAACTGGCTCGACTTTGTTGTGCGCTCGGCATTTCGATGCCGGCGACAATATAGGGTTAGTCCAAGCGCGTCTTGGTCACGGTCCGCCCTATCCGCCCCATCCGCAAAGTTTCACGGAGCGTGAAACTTTAGCGGGATCAACTCACAGCGATGACCAAGCACCGACAGTACGGTTTACACCTACAGTCGGCGGGAGGAACCATCGGCGTTTCTTCGATCAAATATTCATCGTGCGTCAGCGCTAAACACGCGCTGCACTCATCGGCGTTTCCGCTACCGATCACGCGCACCGTCGAAATGCCCGCACTCTTCATCTCGATCAAGCGGCCGGCGATAAGCTCCGCGAGTTCCCGATTTGCCTTCAGCTTTTTCGGCATACGCCTTCGACGATATCGCCAAGCGCCCACCAGAAAAGAGCGGAGAACGCGCATCCTATACCGATCTGAAAATAAATTCCGCCCGCTCCCAAAAGTGAAGCGATGATCAAACCGACGGTGGATAGTATGCCGAGAATGGCAGCGAAATGGCAGAAGCTCGCGGAGAGTGGCTTCTTCGAATGATGAACCATAGGTTCTGTCACGTCCTTAGATAAAGATAATGGCTGTTGAGCCGAAGGGCCGGAGACTCGCAGATCCTTCAGAATATCTTCGGGTGGCGCAGAAGTTTTGGCGGATGTATCGGAAGCACTTTTAGCCCATTTATTGATCTCCGCCTGCTGTTCGGAAGTAAGTTTCGGCCATTGTTCGGCCCGATCTTTAAAGGTGAGCATTTGCCACCATTGCACAGTGTCCATCATGGTTCGGTTTCCGTCGGCGTGAATTCGTCGAGCGGCAGGGCTTTCTTCAGTTTACGCAAAACAAAATGGTAGGGGACGGCTTCAGCAGCGGCGGCATCCAGCACGCTCTTGATATAGGCCTCACACTCCTCACGCGAAGACTGATCAGCTTTAGGGGCGTGACGCGGATTAACCATCGGGGAAACCCTGATTGGTCCACCCGGAGTCTTTCCAGCAGGAGAACTACGTAAATTTACGTAGTCCGCCGCCTCTTCTTGAATAGAACTAGATTCAATCTGTTTTTCCAGCAGTTCAATTCCAGAACGGCGCAAAACTTCCTCCAAGCGAAGCCGGATGTCGTCAGATCCCGCCACCTTACCGTTTAGAATTTTACTCAACCATTCGGGCGTAATGCGCAGCTGAGCAGCCAGCTGCTGCGAGTTCAGCTGAAGCGCGTCTTGGGAGCGGCGAAGTTGATCCTTAAGAGTCATCCGTGACGAAAATGTAAATTGAACTTACTTCAATTTTGTTCTTGAACTGAGTTGGTTCAAACGTTTGAACTGACATCAAGACCACGATGGCATCACGACTTCAAGCCCAAAAAAAGTTACGAAAGGTCATAAAGCGTAAGCTGATCGACCGCGAACTGACGGTTCGCCAACTCGCCTTGAACGTCGGCCACGATGAGGCGACCGTTTCAAAAGCCATCAATCATGGGCGCTATCCGCGCGTCGTGATCAAGGTAAAGGAGGCCCTCAGTGTCTGAGGTCGATAAGTTCCAGGAGGCGCGCGAAGCGGGATTCCGCAACGCCATGTGCACGGCCGCGGTCGTGGCGTTCCGCCACATCGGCGATGTGGATATCAGCGAGCGCGAGTCTGTGCTCGTGACGCTGATCGAGCTGCTGCCGGAGTCCGAAGCAGAACTTGCCGAGGGCGTGCTCTATCACCTCCGCGAATCCAACAAGAAGCAGCTAAAGCTGCTCGGGATTCTCGATGCTCCGCCGGCTCGGCGCGGGCGCGAACTGAATTTTTCCAGATGAGCACCATAATCCAAAATCGAATCCGCGCGCTCCGTGATCGCGCTGTCACCATCGGCCTCAACGAGGAGGAAGAGAAACTCCTGCGCGCCTTGGCCGCCATCCCCGCGGAGAGCGCGAGCCGGCTCGATGAGCTGTCCGCAAGCCTCAGCGAACCAATGCGCACACCGGGCGCGCTGGCCGCGTTTTTCAAGAGCTTCGACCAGCCCAACGGCTGAGTTGCCCACGGAACACACGGATCACACGGAAATGAAAAGCCCTCTTCAGTCAGTGGTCATTGATGACTTCGTTCTCGACCTCGCAATCTGCGGATCGGGTCAACCCGTGCGTCGGCCGGTCGTTCACTTCGCTGTCGACGTAGCTACGCGGAGGATGATCGCACTGGGCCAGCATGGCTTTTGCGTCCCTAGAAATATCGGGGATTTTTCCAAAGCTAGCGCCGGTAAATCACCGTCAGGTGTTTCGCGCTGATGCCTGAGCAGCTCCAGTTTCCGTTTGCTTCGCTGGATTTTCCGGGGCGCTCCTCACTCTACCCGCACGAGATCAGCGCACGCGTGGGCATGTCGGTCGATCAGATCTACGATCTTGTCGACGACGGTTCGCTCGTCGCGATCAACATCAGCTCGACCGCAAACAAGACCGGGCGCCGCGCGCTGCGCATCCCGATCGAGAGCTACCGCAATTTCATCGTCGCACGCATGACCGGCCCGATGCGCTTCGACCTGCTGCGGCACGTACCGAAGGCCTCGCTCCGCGAGCTGGTGCGCGAGATCAGCGATTTTCTCAAAGCCGCCTGAGCGCGGGCAACCATCTCACTCTCCATGCCCAAAGGAAAACAATCTCAGCCGACCGCGCTCCTCGTGCTCAGCGATCCCCAAATATGCACTACCGGTGCAAATTTGAAGAAGCTCCAGAAGGCTGCGATTGCGCAACTGAAGCAAATCCGCCAGCTCGAATCCGAATCAGCACTACGCGCCGTGTTCGTCGGCTTCGCGTTTCACCGGATCAAGGGCAGTTTGAAGCACGGCCAGTTTCTGCCGTGGATCAAGGCTAATGCCGACAGCACAGGCTACCGCCAGGCGAACTACTACATGCGACTCGCGATCGCGTTCATCGAGCACGGCCATCTCTCGCGAAAGGAACTTCTCGCACTGCCGGCAAACGCGAAGGGCGTATCGCTTTCCGCAAGCAGTGGACCGCTGGCCGATTTCATCACCAAGGCTGAAAAATTTGTCGGTGGAAAATCGCTGAACGAACTCCTCGACGAGTATGGCATCAAGGATGCAGGCAAGCTCGGCGGAGCACGGGCGAAGTCTCCGGCCGAGATCGACGCACCGGCCGACGCCGAGCAGCTCTACCTTTTCGCCCGCGATGAGATCGGCGGCGTGATCCTGCAGGCTGAGTCACTGCTGCTCAAAGAAAACCGGCTGCAGCACCTCTCCGGACACCCGGAGGAAATCGCGGGCGTCGTGATCAGCCTGCGCGAGCTGGCCGACAAGGTCGAAGCCGCTGCGAAACCATTTCTGAAAAAGTAACCCCGCACTTTCGAACCATGAACGCCGCCCTTCTCTTGCAGACCACAGATAACGAGCTTGCACAGCCTTTGTCGTTCTCGGTGCCGATCGCCGACATGACCGCGTTTTCCGAGTTGCCCGAAGCGAGGCGCACGGAGGTGCAGGTGTATCTGAAGTTGATCGAGCGCGTGCACGCGCTGCGCGGGCCGGAAGCCAGCCTGGAGCGGGCGGTGCAGACGGTCGCGGCCACGAGCCGGCACATCATGCGGGGATGCTCTCCGGTGAATTTGCGCCGCAAATACGACGCCTTCTTTTCTCTCGATGAGGATGGCAAGCCGATCGGCTGGCGCGGGCTCGTCGCGCACTTCAAGGCGCCATCGAGCCAACCGGATGCGTTCAAAAACTACGTCAAAAAAGTCGCGGAGGAAAACCAACGCAGCCAGACGCAAGCTTTCGAATTGATCCGCCAGCAGTGGCGCGATGGTCATCCCATCCCCGGTTACGGCACTTGGATTGAACATCACATCCGCATATACCCGATGCGGCCGGTGCCGAAGATCTGCCCGCGTTTATTTTTCCCGACGGGCTGGAGCATTCGCAACCTGCGCAACATGGCCCCGAACAAGGGCGCGAGAATGCTCGCGCTGCGCGGCACGGCGGCGGCGAAGAAATTCTTCGCGTCGATGAAGCGCGACCCGTCGGGCCTGCGGCCTTTCGAGATGATCGTGATCGATGACTTCGAACTCGATTGCATGTGCGTCTTCCCCGGTGACACGACGCACAAACCACAGATCGGCCGCGTGGCGGGATTGCTGGCGATGGACGTGGCGACGCGCCGAAAGCTTCACTGGGGCATCGGCCAGCGCCTGGAGCGCACCGAAGAACAGCCCGACGGAACGGTGAAGACGGTGCGGACCGGCATCACCCGCGTCGACGTGCAGCTGCTGCTGCACGGGCTGTTCGCCAAGTATGGGATGCCCGAATACATCGTCACGATCCTCTGCGAAAACGCCGCTGCCGCGATTTCTCCTGAGCTGGAGCTGGCGCTGACAACTCTCTTCGAAGGCCGCGTGCGTGTAGAGCGCACCGGGCTGATCGATCACAAAACGCTTTCAAACGGTTACTGCGAGAAGGGTGGCAAGCCGTGGGAGAAGGGCTGGATCGAAAGCACGTTCAACCTCCTCTGGAACAAGCTGGGCAACATGCCCGGCTACAAGGGCAGCAACCAACGGCTCAACGCACCGGGCGACCTCGATGCCAAGATCGCCTACACGAAACTCCTGCTCGGCCAGGGTGAGCGGGCGCTGAACTTGCCGCCGGAAAAAATCATTCTGCTGCGTCTGCCTTTCCCGTCTCCGCAGGCCGTCGAGCAGGCGTTTGCCTGGGCGTGCTCAGCGAGCGACTGCAACGATAATCACCGCTATCTCGGTTTCGAACGCGTGACGGAATACGTGATCGAAGAGGGTGCCGACCCGGTGCCGTTCACGGCGCTGGCGCTGCTCCCGCCCGAGGCGCAGGCGCTCGTGACACCCGTGCCGCGCATGGAGACATCGCTGGAGCGGTTTGGCCGGCTGATGATGAATGTGACGATGCACGCGATCCCGCCGTCGGTGCTGGCGCTGATGCTGCTGACGCCGAAGAAGGTCACGTATCGCAACCATGCGGTGACGTTCGTGCACGACCGCGCGGGCTACAGTTATCTCGACGGCGCGGGCAACGTGCTGCGCGACGTACAGGACGGCACGGAGTTTCTCGGGTACGTCGATCTAAAAGCCCCGGAGCAATTGCACCTCGCCACGCTCAAAGGTGCCTTCGTGGGCACGCTCACGCGCCTTGGCGGGCACAAGGGCATGATCGACATCCGCAACAAGGCGGCGCTGAAGGAAGGCGCGGCACTGCAGGCCACCGTCTTCAATCGCGAGCTAGCAACTGTGCGCGAGCGCCACGCCGACCAGGACGCGCAGCTAGCGCAGGACCGCGCGCACAACGCAGCACTCGTCGAGCAGCACAAGATCGAGACCGGCGGCATGAGCGCCGCCGAGAAGATCGCGGCGGCGGCCGGCGAGAACGCGGCGCGAAAGTACGAAGAGGACAAACGCGCCGCGAAGGCCGCGCGTCCAGTGCCTGCGCAAGTGGCCGGCAAGGGCCTTGCCGACCTGTTGCACGATGAAGGCACGCCAGCACCGGCCACGATCACCGCGCACAACGCCGTCGAGCGCGAAGAGGGCTCCGACGACACGCCAGGCACGCTCTCTGACATCACCTGATTTTCTGTTTCGCACCTCAACCTTCAACCCAACGATTCAACATGACGACAACGACTGACACCGCGGGCTTCGCGGACAACGACAACAAACCTGCCGCGCTCCCCGAGTGGGATGGCACCAATCTCGCCGGCGACGTGGCCGAGGCGGGGATCCGCAAAAACCATCCGGAGTATCACGATGATCTGCGCTGGTGGTTTCGCTACACGATCGAGCGGCAGATGAGCCAGGCCGAGGCGGCGCGCACGCTCGGCGTCGACGGCGGCACGTACTCGAAAGTTTTTCGCGGCGAATACAAAAACGGCGCGGGGCTGATCCTGGCGCCCCCGGCGAAGATGCTCTCGCGCATCCGCGTGATGCGCGACCAGGAGAGGGACAACGCCGTGCTGCGCATCAAGGGCCGCGTGATGACGCCGACCGTCGCGGAAATTCACAACGTGTGCCGCAAGGCGTGGAATGACCAGAACATCGCTTTCATCTTTGGCGAGTCGCACATCGGCAAGACCGAGGGCCTGCTGTGGTTTCGCGATGAAAACAACCATGGGGCGACGATCTTCGTCGACCTGCAGGGCGTCGCAGGCGAGCAGGATGTTTACCGGGCGTTTGCCCGAGCGCTCAAGATCAGCGCCGACACGCCGATCGCGAAGCTGAAGCCGCGCGTGTTTGCCGCGATCGACCGCACGAACCTCGTGCTCGTCGATGAGTTTCACGCGATCACCTATGCCTACCAAAAAGGTGGCGCAGTGCGGATGATCAACGCGCTGAAGGCGATCAAGGACAAGACCGGCTGCGCGATGGTGATCTGCTCGACCAATGTAGGCCGCGACGAATTCGACGAGAAGACGGGGCACGAGTCGAAGCTGCTCAAACAACTCTGGCGCCGTGGCGTGATCAAGCTGCAGCTGCCGGACGCCCTGCGCGTGGGCGACGTGCGCGCGTTTGCGGAGGCGTTCAGCCTGCCATTCCCCGAAGAGCCCGAGGGCGCGGCCGACACGTGGAAGAACCTGCGCGCATATCACCCGACGTTCGAGGGTTTGGACGTGTGCGAGAATATCGCATACAATTACGGCGTGAAGCACCTCGTGTGCGTCATCCAGGACGGCGCGAAGTTCGCCCAGAAGCGGAAGGAAAACAAAGAGCTGCGCTGGGCCGACGCGATCAAGGCGCAGGCCGTGTATGATTCGCTCAGCGCGAGAAAAGCCGTGTGAGGCCCACGCCGATGAAAAACAAAAAACTTTCTACGGCTCTGCGCGATTTGGCCGCAGCCCTCAGTGAGTCCATCGAATCGAACGCGACCAACCTCACGGCGCTCCCCGACATCGCCGAGCTTCTCTCCGTGCTCGCTCGTATAGTCGAAGGCAAGACGATCGACAAGGCGTTCGGAGCGCCCGGCGACTGGGGCTACGGCACACCGATCGGCGACGGGATCTTCGCCATGCTCAAAGAGCCAGCGGAGCCCGTTGCGTTGGAGTGGAACTTCCGCCCCGAGTTACCCGACGACGAAGTGCGCGTGCTCTTCGCGGCCGGCGATGAAGTCGAGACCGGCCATCACGAGGGCGACCATTGGGAAACGACGGAAGGCGCCTCATACGACGAAAGCGATGTCTACGCCTGGGCGCATCTTCCCGCCGCACCCGAACTGCCAGCGACGAAAGGTGGTGCGAAGTGAGCATAACCCTCCTGCAGTCCGCGCTCTTCCTCGCGCTCGTGATCCTCTGCGTCGTGTGGCTGATCCAATATCGGGGAGGCCGGCCATGATCGCTTTTCTCCTCCTGATTGTCGTGATTCTGATCGTCGCGATGTGCGTGCTCGGGCTGCTGCTCTGGGTCACCGCGGAAGAGGCTCGCGAGCGGCGCGAGGATAACGAACGGCTTTCACAGGTCATTCGCGAAGCCAACGACGCCCGCGATCCCTGGTCGAAGCACTGGAGCGTGAAGCCATGAACGCCGACAATCTCGATCTGGCGATCGGTGCAATCGATAGTCACTGCGGCGAGGTGCGCGCGTGGATCGTGTATTGCCGCACTCACCGCGCCACGGGAAATCCTGATTCGTGTGCGCGCATGATCCGCGCCGCTCGGCGCTCGCTGGCCGATGCTAAAGCCTATGTCGCCTGGGCGGATGAGATCATCGCTACGCGCGCGAAGAAGAAGGGCCGGTCGTGAAACATTATCCAGCTTCACGCGGTCCGGCGCAGATCGAGGGGCTCACGATCTCCGGGCCAAGCCCGCGCGTGTTTGTGGTCCGGCGCTCCACGGCGCTGCTGATCCTCGCGGTGGTAGCATCTCTTTTTTTCTTCGGCGGCGCGATCGCGTTCGGCGCGGCGCTCGTCGGTCAACACTCCACTCCAGTCTCCAACTCACTATGAAATACGTTATCTTTGAAAAAGCAGCGGGCGGGCTCTTCGCCGTGCTCGGCCTCGGAATCGGTGCGAACCATGACGCGCTCGCAGCGGGCTTCACCAGCATGCGCCCGGTCAGTGCCGGCCGTGTGCGGTTCTCCGATACAGGCCTGGCCGAAGTCTATGGCCATTCCGAATCGCTGAACCTCGTGCCGCACGCCGACGACGCACGCTTTCTCACCGCATTTTACCGCACGGAAACCGGGAGCGCTCCGTCGTTCTCAGCTCAAAAAATATCCGCATGAATCCCACCGAACAAATTCCCACCGCCGCCGCGATCGACCGAATCGACACGCTGGCCGCCAGCTACTCCAACGTCCGCAAGCTCGTCGCCACGCGCTTGACGCATCTGCAGGAAGAGCAGCGGATCAGCCACAAGCGGCTGATCGGCGGCATCAAGTCGGCCGTGGCCGAGGCGAAGGATATCCAGGCTAAACTCACGGCGGCAATCGACGAGCGGCGCGATCTCTTCGTGCAGCCGCGCACCTGGACGCTGCACGGGATCAAGCTCGGTCTGCGCAAAGGCAGCGGCAAAATGAAATGGCCGAAGGTCGAAGCGCTGCTCGCGTTGATCAAAAAGAATTTCTCGCCGGCGACGTGCGAGGGCCTGATCAAGCAAGTCGAGCAGCCGAACAAAGACGCGCTGAAAGAGCTGCCTGCACTGGTGCTGAAGAAGCTCGGCGTCGAGATCGAAGGCACGGGCGACTGCGTGTTCGTGAAACCGACCGACGGCGAAGTGGACAAGCTCGTCGAGCATCTGCTCGGCGAAGGCTCAATGGAAGAGACCGAGACCGAGGGCTGAGAGCGAAGACTGAGAGCGAAACTTTTTAGAACCATGAAAATAAAAAACCTGATACTTCTCGCGGTCGCGCTTTGCGCTGCCGCTATTTGCTCCACTCGTGCAGCGTCACTGGTTGTCGTGTGGGACTATGTGCACACGGAAGAAACCGGCTTCATCATCGAGCGAGCGCCGGCGGGCTCGACGGCGACGTTTGCCGAGGTCGCCCGCGTGCCTGCCACGGTGCTCTCCTACACGGACGCGAATCTGCCCGGCAAAACGGTGTTTCAGTATCGCGTGCGCGCGTTCAACGCGGATGTGACGAGTCCGCCGTCGAATATCGCGAGCGCTACAACCTCGCCGAATCCGCTGCTCGCTCCGGGCAACGTGAAAGTTTCGGCACCCGTGCTGACTGTGAATGTGCCAGCGGGCACGACGCTGGTCATCGCCGCGACAAAGTAAGCGACGCGAGACGACGCACGCCATGCAAGATCACGACGACGAGACATTGGTGAGGCTCTTCCAGGAGGGCGACGCGCGCGCTTTCGATGAGATCGTGCGGCGGTATCGCCCGAAGATGTGCCGAGTGGCGGAGCGCGTGTTGAGCAATCACGCCGATGCGGACGACGTGGTGCAGCAATCGCTCGTGAGCGCGTGGCGGAGCCTGGGGCGATTCCGCGGCGAGTGCAGTTTCAGCACGTGGCTCTTCACGATCACGAAGCGGCGCGCATTCAATCGGTACAAGAGCCGCTGGATGAGGCAGCGCAAAGCATCGATCTCGCTCGATGCGAAGATCGGCGAGAGCGAGCAATCGGCGGCGGACAGCGTCGCATGCAAAGCGCCGCAGCCGGGCGATGAGTGCGAGACGACCGAGCTGGCGGACTCGCTCACGCGTGGGCTGGAGCGGCTGTCGGAAGAACATCGGGAGGTTCTGATTTTGCGCACGGTGCACCATCACAGCTACGAGCATATTGCCGCGGTGCGCTCGATCCCAGTCGGGACGGTGAAAAGCAAACTCTCCCGCGCGCGTGCGAGCCTGCGCATGAGAGTGAATCAGGAAGTGTTCGCGTAACAACTCGGGTCAGAAATGACCCTCTAACCAATAACCAAATCACCAGCGGGCACCGCAGGGTCATTTTCTGTAGCCGCTGGTTATGCTCCGTAAATTTAAACTTTCGCTATGAATACAACGACCAAAAAACCTGAATGTAAAATCGAAGGCGTGACCTTCTTTCCGGTTCCGACCGTGCCCTCGTTCGCTCCTGAATCTGCCTATTTCCCGCGCCGTAAAACGCCGGAGATTCCGCGAGAATACGAAGACATGGCGAACAACCTTTTCTTCAAGGGTGGCGCACTCCCTGAAATGTCGCCGCTCGTGGACAGGGCGAAGGCTTTCGCTGCCGTCCGCAACTGGCTCCAGAGCTTCAATCCGGCTCACGAAGTCAAGACGGCCACCGTGGGATACGCTCTCTGGCTGTGGTGCGACCATGAAACTCTGTCTTTGCATAACGCACAAGCTGAGCCACGTAGGTAAGTGGCTCGGCACTTACCGAAGTTGGCTCTAGCGAATGGTTGGGCTCCGTCTAAAACGCTCATGAAAAAACTAATCAGAATACTAACACGCTGGGCATGGGTGCCCGTGCTAAGAGAAGCCGAACAAGAACGCTGGGACTTAGAGAAACACCGCGATGCGCTCAAGGGTCTGTATAACGACACGAAGCCGTGGACGGACCAACTCCAAGACGAGAACGCACGGCTGCGCAATCTGGCATTCCAGATGCGGATGAGCTTCCGCCGGGCCAAGGGGCGCTCGATGCAATGCACGCCTTACAACTGGCCGAATACCGACCGCCTTCCGCGTCTGCCCAACGGTCGGGATGAGCCGATGCGCAGCCAATGACTCACGACCAACAGAACGGGCAAATATGCGCATTGGCTCTGTCCCGTGGTTAGGCTCCGAATTTTCAACCCATGATACCGATGAATGCACGTAAAGAACTAGCGATCCAAGCCCTGCAAAACATGAAGGGCGATGACACCTATCGCGCTCGCTCCGCCTTTCGCGGAATGAACGCTGACCAGATGAAAGAACAGCATGGCATGAGCGGGAAAACTCGCGCCCAAATACTCGCGGAATACGAAGTCCACGACGCCCAGATTGAAGCGGCAATCGCGTGGGTTCGCTCTGCCTAACAGGTGATTCTGGGAAGCGCTCTTCGTATATCAGATGCTCACTCAGGCACAGCGCACGGCGACGGAAATCAGGGTGCAATGGTTGCGCCTGCATCCGAAGCAGCGGGCCGCGATCGAAACACAAATCGAGGCCACGCGCACGGGCGTGCGGTTGCGCAAATGGTCTTACACCACGGAGCGCTGCTATTGCGCCTGGGTGCGACGCTACGGGGTCTGGCTTGCGTTCTCGGCTGAGGCTCGCGCCGCGAAGGATTCGACGGAGCGGTTGACGCTTTATCTCGCACACCTGGTCAACGGTCCGACGCCGCGCTCGGCGACGACGTTGAAACAGGCTTTAAACGCGCTTGTCTGGTATTATAAAGACGTGCGCAAAGAGCCGATCGGCCGGCTCGGCGATATCCCGCGCCCGAAGATGGCACCGCGCGCGCCGCACGTACTCACGCGCGAGCAGGTCAAGGCGCTGATCGGAGCGGTCAGCGACACAGCGGATCAGCCTTATAAGCTCATTTGCCGGCTGCTTTATCACACGGGCATGCGCATTTCCGAGGTGCTCGATCTTCGGGTGCAGGATATCGGCTGGGAACACTCGGAAATAATGCTGCGCGCGGCCAAGGGAAACAAGGATCGCACGGTGCCGTTGCCGGCGGCGTTGATGGTCGAACTCCGTGCGCAGCTCGACCGCGTGCGCACACTCTGGCAGCGGGATCAACTCGACGGCACGCCGGTGGCGTTGCCCGATGGCGTGTTTAATAAGTGCCCGCGCTATGGGCTGGCGTGGCCGTGGTTTTTTGTCTTCGCGGCGGCGGGTCGTTGCACACATCCGCGTCTCGGCCATCTCGTGCGGTGGAGGTTGCACGATAAGACGCTGCAGACAGTCGTGCGCGGGGCAGCGGAGCGCGTTGGCCTGCTCGGAATCGCAACACCTCACCGGCTGCGTCACGCCTACGCGACGCATCTGCTGGAGAGCGGCGTCGATATCCGGTCGGTGCAAGATATTTTGGGGCACGTCGATGTTGCGACGACGATGATCTATACGCACGCGAGCGTGCGCGGCGTGCACGTGCGCGCGAGCGTGGAGGCGCTGGCTTGCTGATGACTGCCGGCCAAACAGCCATGTATTTCGCCGAGTTCGGCAAGCTGCGCGACGTGCTCCGTGCGCGGGGATGGTCATCGACGCGGATCGAGCAGCACCGGGCCGCGATCACCGTGAAAGCGCTCGGGAAGCAGAAGTCTTCGAAGGTCTTCACGAATGGTGATCTCGACAAGGTGCTGGCGGTGATCACAGCTGATCGCGCGCCGGCGGATTTCGACGCTCAGATGCGGTTGCAGGACATGCCGGAAAAGCGCGTTGAGTTGATCATGGCACGGATCCGCTCGCTCAGTCTCAACGTCGGGCTCGATGAGGGCCATGAAAGCAGTTACGTTGGAGGGATATCGCTCCGGATGTTTGGCACGCGGTCTTATGAGACGTTGACGGTGCAGCAGCTCGGCGTGATCGAGGGCGTATTGCGGCGCCGGCTGAAGCAGCGGCACTTGACGGTCGAGAAGATTCAGGAGATCGAGCGCGAGGCCGCGGAGTACGCGGCGGAAATCGTGGCTATCACGTCGCCGGAAATCGACCGGCAGCAGGCAAGGAAGCAGCTGGTCGTGGGCGAGGATTTTTGAGTGATGAGCGACGCGGTCGAAACTCCGGTGCCGTCTGTGACTCACGGAAACGTGCGCTGGCTCGTAGGGGCGTTGAAGACCGCCGGAGTTTGGAAGAAGCGCAACGAGCTGGGGATCGAGGAGCGCAAGGCTCGCCGGATCGCCTCAGTCGCGCGGCCGGTCGTCGTGAGTTATCCAGGCTCGCCGGGATATTGCCATATCGACTTTGTCGATGACGGGGAGTTGGAGCACTGCATCAACGCGCACCGGGCCGTTGCTCGTGATGCGACTTGCACCGCTAATCTCTACCAGCACGCGCTGAATCAGCGGCGGTTGAAGGCCTCGGCGCCTCGCATGCAATCCGAGCTGGCGCTCGATGTCTGACCATGGATGTGCTGGGGCAATTCCTGCAGCAGTCAGAGCCGGCCACCGATGCCAAGGCACGCGCGGCGGCCGATCTGGATCGACACAAGGCGGCCGAGGCGTGGCAGCTGGGCAGCGGAAAGACGCCAGAGGCCCGATTGCTGGCGTTTGACCGCTGGGTAAGGATCGAGCTGGCGGAGCGCCTGGAATGGGCTTGGGCGGGCGCGCATAAAGAGCGTCGAATCGAGCAATGCCGGATCAAGCTGGAGAGCGTCGTGCTCGATCTCTGGCGGCGCGGTTGGATGATCGACGGCCACCGGCTAGCGGCGAGGATCACGGAGCTGCTCAATGCCGCCGGCAAGTACCAGCGCGCCGGCAAAGTCGCTGATTTTTGGGCGTATTTCGGGGTCGCGTGCGACCGCTACGTCGGCGCCAATGCCGAAGAGATCCGCGACGAATCGATGCGGGCGGGCGCGCATGTCTCGCAGCTGCTCGGGGCGCTCGGGATCCAGGCAGGCGCGAAGGCGCCCGCGTTGCCCGAGTTGATCGCCCAGCGCGCCGACGAGATCGTGAAGGCGAAGGCCGAGACGCTGCGGGAAAAACTGAGCCGTGCACGAGCCCGTCAGGCCGCTTGCAAGGCCGATGCACAGCAGCCACAACTGTGGTGAGCGGGCGCGCTGATTTACCTCTGAAGCGCCGCGAACATTCTCAAACCATTGACCGTTTATTGATTTTGTGCGGATTTCTTCTCAAATCGAACTGGTCGCGCTGATTTCCTGTAAGTCTCTGATCCATGCGATAAAAGCCGGTCAAATCGCGTGATTTCTTTTATTCTCAAAGCTGCCTTCCTCCCTCAGC